GCTCAAGTAGTTTTATCTGATAATATAGTTTTATATGGTCATCTACCATCACTAGAGTCTGAACACCCATTAGACAAAATGTTAAAGTATAAAAAAACTTCTAAAATAATTTCTAATGGCAAAGAAATTTAAAAAACTACCCAACATTGACCGAAAAGCATATACAGGTATTTTTAAGCCTGTAAATAAAGCAAAATATAAAGGTAAAGTTAATAATGTTGTTTATAGGTCAAGTTGGGAAAAGAAGTTTATGCTTTATTGCGATAGGACTCCTGGTGTAGTAGAGTGGGGTAGTGAGGAGATAGTTATACCATACCGTTCAGTAGGAGGTAATATTATTAGAAGATATTTCCCTGATTTTTATATGAAAACAAAACAAAAAGATGGCACATTTCAAAAATTTATTGTAGAAATTAAACCTAAATATCAAACTAAAAAACCTAAACTTCTTAAACGCAAAACATCAAAATATTATAAACAATTACATACATATCTTAAAAATGAGAGTAAGTGGAAAACAGCACAAGCGTGGTGTAGAAAACACGGTATGAAATTTGTTATATTAACAGAAGACCATCTTAAAACATTTTAGAAAGACATATAAATATACTATATGGCAAGTGTATTTGATAGAATTAAGCCTGACACGGTTAAGTCAGCAAATTGGTATAGAAACCAAGTCAGAAATATAGCAGGTGGAACTACTGCTAGAGAGTTAATGAGAGCAGGCAAATTACTGGGAAGACCTAGCATAGGGCGTTTAAACTTGTTTGGATATAATCCTAAATTGAGAAGAACGTTACCTTTTTATGATGTATTCCCATTAGTGTTGCCATTAGAACCAACACCAGGTGGATTTATGGGTATGAATTTTCACTATCTACCACCATTATTGAGATTTAGATTATTAGAGAAAATGCAGTTGTTTGCTTCTGATAAAAAATTTGATAGTAAAGATAAATTTACAGTTAATTATGATGATGTAAAAAGAATTAGAATAGTTAAACCCACAATTAAAAAATATCTATGGGAGTATGTGCAAACCTCTTTTTTAAGAATAAATATGGATGAGGCACCGATTGCGATTTATTTACCAGTACAAAGATTTAAAAAGGCTTCGGATCAAACTGTATATGCAGATAGTAGGAGATACATTTAATGGCAATAATTAGACAACGATTACCAATTCCAGGACCATTTGATATAAGAATAGGTTTACCTAGAGGTGAACATTGGGATCCAAAAGATATTAAAAAGAAATTGTCTGATAAGGCAAACCGTGAAACTACTATAAACAGATTTAGGTCAATGGTTTCAGGTGCTGAAGGTTTATATAGACCTGCTAAGTTTATGGTTGTATTAGAGTTCCCTAGTGCTATGAGAACCAATGAACATTGGATGGGAGAGGAATTTACTGAATATACAACTGATTTGACATTTATGAATGATGTAAGAAGTGGTATTAAAGATAGATTATATTTTTTCTGCTCATCTGCTCAATTACCTGAACGAACAATACAGGATACTTCCGCAAATCAATTTTATGGACCAGAAAGGATGATAGCAAGAGGTCAGGAGTTTTCAACAATGACTTTAAATTTTATGCTTGATTCTGAATTATCTGAAAGAGTTATATTTGAATCTTGGCAAAATGCAATTATTAACCAAAGAACATATAACGCTAATTTTTATGATGAGTATGTGGGAAGAGTGTTTATATTTCCACTACACGAAAATAGAAATGAAGCCTCAAATGCAAAACCTAAAGGTATTGAGGATTCTGATATATATGGTCCACTTGCTAGATTGACTCTATCAGGATATTATGTAGAATTAATAGAAGCATATCCTAAAACAATAGGTTCAGTAGAGTTGGGTTATAGTAAAGCAAATGAAATAGCAAATCAACCAATAACTTTTAATTATAGATACTGGAGAAGTAATGCTACTTTACACGACCACGAAAAAGGAATTGCTGCAGGTGATATTGATGGAACAGGTGTAGTTAAGGAAGGCAAATTAATGGGAGGTTTTTTAGGCAGTATTTTATCTAAACTACCACCAGAAATTAGAAGAGCAGGACGTGATGTCTTGCAAGCAGTAAAAAGAAAATTCCCTACTGGAAGAATATTTGGAGGAAAAGTATTTCCACCGTTCTTCTAATAGTTGAATAGATAAATGAAGGAGTGAAAAAAGTATGGCTTTACCAATAAATGAAGTCCCACGTTATACTTGTAAGTTACCTTCAACAAATGAGGTTATAAAATACCGACCCTTTTTAGTAAAAGAGGAAAAAGTTTTGTTGATGGCAATAGAGAGTAATGATGAAAATGAAATCTCACAAGCTGTTATTAATACAGTACAAAGTTGTGTAGAAAATGATGTTGATGTTTCAAAATTGCCTATATTTGATTTTGAGTATTTGTATTTACGAATACGAGCAAAATCTGTAGGTGAAGTTGTGAAATTAAAGTTAAAGTGTCCCGATGATGAAAAACAAATTGTGGAATACGAACTAAATTTAGATGATGTTAAAGTAACAAAACCTGAAGGCGTTAGTCCTGAAATAGAATTTGAACCTGGTTATGGTGTTGTTTTACAATACCCTACTATCAAATCATTTAAAGGTGATGTTAGTAAAACAGAATTGTCGTTTGATATAGTAAAAGATTGTATAAAATCCATTTATAAAGGAAGTGATGTATTTGACCGAAATAATATATCAGATAAAGAATTGGATGATTATGTAAATAGTTTAACCCAAAAGCAATATAGACAAATAATGAAATTCTTTGATACAATGCCAAAGATTGAACATATAATTAAGTATAAGAATCCAAAGACAAATAAAGATTTTACATTAACGCTTAATGGGACAAACGATTTTTTTTAATTACCCTTTCACACGAAAACCTTGAGAATTACTATCGGGTGAATTTTTTGTTAATGCAACATCATAAATATTCGTTAAGTGAACTTGAAAGTATGTTACCGTGGGAAAGGGAGATTTATATTGATATGTTAATACAGCATATTAGGGAAGAAAATGAGCGAATTAAACAACAACAGCAAAAAAGAGGATAATATTTGATAGAAAATGGCAAAGAGAACATTATGGAGAGTTTTGATAGTTAAATTAAGAATGTGGTATGCTGATATGAGAGGACACCACGGACATAAATGGGACTATGAACCTTCAGAAACTTATATGGGAAGACACCCAAAGAATAGGAAATAGAAATGGCTGACGATTTAATTAAAGTTAAAAAGACGACCGAAGAATATGAATTAAAGAAAAGTGACCTTGTTCCTGATGAAGGAGAAGACTCTCCTACTTGGTATAATAAGACAGCAGGTCTATTAGACAAGTTTAGAGTTATACCTAGATTGGTAATGTTGTCATATATCTATGCTTTTTATAAATCAGTAACTTGGTTTATGCAGTTACCTGATCCAACAAATTCCCAAGCGATGTTTATATCAACAATAGTTGGTGCTGGTGCAGCCTTCTTTGGATTATATGTTGGCAAACCAGGTGCAAAATTACCTAAAAATAGTAAGAAATAATTAAATGGCAGATTTTACAGCATTATTAGCAACACAGAAACAACAACAAGAAAAAGAGCAAGTAGCAATATCAGAAGCAGCTCAAGACTATGCTCTAAAGGTTCAATTAGAAGAAGGACTTACGCAGGACTTTTTAAAAGGAGGTCCATCAAAAAGTATAAAAGGTGAAACAGAACCAAGTAAAAGAATTCCTATATCAAATGCGGCTATATCAATAGTACGTAATTTTCAACAAGATTTAGATATGATTGCTGATGTTAGTTCCATTTCAGAATTCAAATCAATAATAGGCAAATATCAAACACTATTAGAAAATTTACCTGCTAGTTATGAAAAGAATAGATTTAGTGAAAGAGAAGTACAATATATTAGTAAAGTTATCGCACCTGTCCTTGCAGAATTACACCCACTTACAAATTCTTTTGCTAAAGTTAGATTCGGATTTAAAAATTTCATAAAACAATTTAAACCTATAAAAATTGCAGATAGAGTATTAGGTAATTTTCCTATACTAGGTCGTATGATTAAGGATGCTATAGAAACTAAAGAGGCAGGTGAAAGTGAATTAAGGAGAGCTGAAAGACAAAGAGGAAAAGATATTGCTACAGAAGCTAGAAGGAGTGGTGAGGAAAAAGTTTCAGGAGAACTTGGAACGAGTAGTGCTATATTGTCTGATATATCAAGTGATGTTAAAGAAGTAAAAGAGGAAGTTTCAAAACCAACTCCTATAAGTGAAATAGAAACTCAATATGGTTTAGGTGATAAAACTGTCCCAGGTATGACAAGTAAGAGTGTTACCGAAGAAACTCAGGAAGAAGAAGCACTTGTTGATAAAGTACAACACGAAGAAAATAGAAATTTATTTGAAATAATTGCAGAAAATACTACTGAAACCAATGTATTATTAGAAGAATTACTTAAAGGTGGTGATGGTGGACTTATGGAAACTGCTGGTGCTACTGCTATTGGTGCTGGAGTTGGTGGTACTGCTGGTGTTGCTGGTACTTTAGGTGCAGCTAAACTGCTTAAAAGTAAAACACCTGTCAAGGGTGGTAAACCAACCAAAACTAATTTTGCAAGTAAGGCTAAAAATTTAGCAAAAAGTACAGTCAAAAAAAGTGGATCTGTAATGAAGAATACTGCTAGAGTAGCAGGTAGAGTTGCATCCAGAGCATTTTTACCTCTTATGGCAGGATTAGCAATATGGGATGCCGCTAAAGGAGTTGCAAATGCAGCTGAAATATTAGGCAAAGAAAAAGAAGATTTAACGCTTAGAGATAAAGCCGCTGCTGGTACTGGTAGCTTGTTAGAAGGATTATCATTTGGATTAATTAAGAAAGATAAGGTTGCTAAATTCCTTGCTGGTAAACAGGATTCTCAAAAAGTGGTAGATGAGGTAATACCTAATAAGAGTGCTCTTGAATCAGGAGGTGTTGCAGAAAACAAAAACCTTAAAGATGTAGTTAACATAGATTCTAAAAGGACGATAGTTAGAACAATACTAGAAACAGAAAATTTAGAAAATTTGATTAAAAAGATGTTGCCTGATAATTCTAAAAACAACAACGCTGTTTATCAGGACAATAAACAAGTAATGACTACTAATACTCACCAATTGCTTAGTGATATGAGTGCTCTTAATGCTAATTTTACTGTTAAAAATGTAGGTGCAAATAATGAGTAAAGGAAATAAATAGTAATATGGCTAAAACTAGAGTAGGAACAGGTGGTTCTCACCTACAAAATCAAAACTTGACGAAGGAACAAAAACTTCAAACAGGAAATAGTCCTGCTATGCCTACTAATTTGTTTGGTAAGGTGTTAAAGTATCCTTTGAATTTGGAAGATTCAAATGGTCACTATATGATTTTTAATATCCATACTAGAATTGGCAAAGATAATACAATGGATGCTGTTGATATGAATGTTGCAGATGAATATAAAGGAACATACAATAATACTTTTACTAGAGAAAGATTTTTTGATGATACCACAAACTTGTCTTGGCGTGAAGGTGAAAGTGGTATACCTGTAAAAATGATTAAAGATACAGTATGCTTGTATATGCCAGATGATGTTTCGGTTAATTTTAAATCAAATTATACTCCAGCTGACATAGGTGCAATTGGTGGTATGATGGCCGCAGCTGCTGACGCTTTGAAAGGTAATACATCATTTACACAAATGCTAAAAAGTGCTGGTATGCAAGCCGCAGCTACAATTGAACCATTGTTAGAATTTGGTTCATTAGGAACAGGTGCAGGTGCAATGGCAGCTTTACAAAGAAAGACAGGACTTTCGGCTGCTCCGATGCAGGAAATGATATTCACAGGTATTGATTATAGAACATTTACTTATAGTTTTAAAATGAATCCTAGAAATAGAAAAGAAGCTCAGGAAGTTAAAAAAATTATAGATACATTTACCTATCATATGCTACCTGAAAAATTAGGAACAGGTGCTGCTCTTGCATTTAAGGTTCCTTCAGAATTTACAATACGATATATGTACCGTGGACAAGATAATCAATATTTAAACCATATTACATTTTGTGCTTTACAGGATATGAAAGTTGATTATGGTGGTGGTGAAAAATATGTAACATATAGAGCTGATGAAATTGGTGCTCCACCTGTAACAACAAATGTAACCCTAACATTTACTGAACTAGAATTGGTTGATAGAAGAAGAGCGGTTACCGAAGGCACACATAAAACATCATCCAGACAAATGGCGGATTTTCAATAGATGGCACACTATTTTTCACATTTTCCACATATGCTATATGACGCCGTACAGGATGCCACAAGCTCACCTAAATTGGTTACTAATTTTTTAAGACGAGTTAAGGTAAGAGAAGGAATTAAAAATCAAGCGTCCTTATTTTCTACATACAGGATACCATCAGGTGATACACCTGAAATGGTGTCATTTAGGTTTTATGATACAGTTGATTATTATTGGGTTGTTTTATTAATGAATAATATTAAGGATAGATTTTATGACTGGCCTAAAACCGAACACCAATTTTTAACATATGTCAATGACAAATATGCCGATCCAAATGCTGTCCATAGTTACGAGGTAACACAATCAAGTGGACCTACAACATCTTTGGATGATTCACATTTGATTGAAGTAAATAGTGACGCTGTAGGTGCTTCATCATTAACTAATTTAGAATATGAAAGAAGATTAGAAGATGACAAATCCCTAATTAAAATATTAGACAGAAGGTATCTTTCCCAATTTGTAGAAGAATTTTCTAAACTTGTAAAGGGGTAAAATGGCAAACTTGTTATATGAAGATTACGACCTTAAATACCCAGGCGATTTTAGAATAAGTGAAGTTGCTCTTTCTTCTCCTTATGGTGGAGTTGCTGGTATCACATCAAATATAAGCTCAATTAATATATACGAAGATATAGACCAAAATTGTTTAACAGGTGATATAACTTTTACCGATACAGCTAATTTGGTTGTAAATTTACCCATTGTAGGTAATGAATATCTAAATTTCAAAATACGAACTCCTATGGAGTCCCAATACGGTGAAGGCGAATATGATTTTACAAATGTGCCTATGGCTGTGTTTAATGTTTCACAAAGATTAAGATTAAACAGTTACACTCAAACCGTTACATTAGAATTTTGCTCACCTGAACTTATACGAAACCAAAGTGTAAGAGTAAGTCGGGCTTTTGAAGGTCCGTATGATGACGCTGTTGCTAAAATCTTCAAAAAGAGTTGGGGATTAAACAGTAAGAAAAAAATATATATTCAACCAACTAAACACAATCATAAATTCGTTGCACCAAATAGACGGCCAATGGATGTTATTCAAATGTTGGCAAATAGAGCAGTACCTAAAACCTCAGTATTACCTGGTTATAGATTTTATGAAAACGGACAAGGGTTTCATTTCCGTTCAATAGATTCATTTTATTTTGTTGTTACAACTGCTGGACTACAACAACATCCAAATATGTTTGAATATTTTTGTGATACTATGGACGCTAAAGGTAGCGTTAATGTAAGGGACAATCCTAAATCAGCTATGCGTTTTGTGGATAAATATAGTTTTACACATTTACCTGATTTGATTGCAAGTCACCGAACTGGTGCTTACGCAAATAAGACTATTAGCCACGATTCATATAATAAGACTATTACAACCTCAAAATTTAATTACATTGAGGATTATAATCAAATTCCACATATGGAAAAAGATTCAATAGATGAAGGTGAGTTTGTAATAAACTATAGAGGTTTGATACCTAAAGCGCATTATGACCCAACCGATTTAGAACTTGCCGATACAAACTCCCCTGGTAGAACGGCTTATAAGATGATTTCAGATTATTCGGATGCAAGGGTAATGCTAACATCAAATACAGCAAAGATACATAATACCAATAGTGATTCAGGTAATAGGAGTAATGAATATACAGGAAAAAGACAATCCGCAAACACTATAATAAATTCCGTACAAATGAATATGACCGTACCAGGTAATACACACTTAAATATAGGGCATATGATTAAGGTTAATATACCACGCTCTGGTAGTAAAAAGGACGATACATTGACATCACAAAACGATAAAATGTTCTCTGGGAGGTGGCTAATAACGGCTATTAGACATAATTTTGATATGGCTAGAAACGAACCTATGCATAAGATGGTTATAACTTGTTCAAAAGAAACTTACGCAAAACATTTAGCAGATAAGAGAGGTCTATTACAATTGCCAGTCGCAGATGAAGGTAAAGCAGTTAATATATACGACCGCTCAGAATATAATTAAAAAGGGAGAAGACATAGAGAATGCTTAGAGAAGCTCTGAATTTTTTATTGCGAGAATCGCCGATTTTTTCTATTAAGAAGCGGCCTATT